ATGGGACGCTGGCTTGCTGGCAGGCTCATGAAAGAGCTGGGGCTGGTCAGCTGTCAGCAGCCGACTCACCGGTATAAACGTGGTGGTCATGAACATGTTGCTATCCCTAACTACCTTGAAAGGCAGTTCGCCGTGACCGAGCCAAATCAGGTGTGGTGCGGTGATGTGACCTGTATCTGGACGGGTAAGCGCTGGGCGTACCTCGCCGTTGTTCTCGACCTGTTCGCAAGAAAACCAGTGGGCTGGGCCATGTCGTTCTCGCCGGACAGCAGGCTCACCATGAAAGCGCTGGAAATGGCATGGGAAACCCGTGGTAAGCCCGGCGGGGTGATGTTCCACAGCGATCAGGGCAGTCATTATACGAGCAGGCAGTTCCGGCAGTTATTGTGGCGATACCAGATCAGACAGAGTATGAGCCGGCGCGGAAACTGCTGGGATAACAGCCCAATGGAACGCTTCTTCAGGAGTCTGAAGAACGAATGGATGCCGGTGGTGGGTTACGTAAGCTTCAGCGAGGCAGCTCACGCCATAACGGACTATATCGTTGGATATTACAGCGCACTAAGACCGCACGAATATAACGGTGGGTTACCCCCAAACGAATCGGAAAATCGATACTGGAAAAACTCTAACTCGGTGGCCAGTTTTTGTTGACCACTTCAGTTGGCAAAAGCCGAATCTCCGCTGGCTGTTAGCTTGTATGACTATATTAATGATGCTTCGGCACTGGCCTGCCTCATAAATTTGTCGCTGAACCCTTCAGAGGTAAGGGGGCGCAAATGATCCGGAATATTTTCAAACGGTTTACCAATCAGACTTTCCGTTGTCCTCGTCCGGGTCAGTGGTACACCACGCCTGCAGGGCATGTTCTACGTGTTAGCCTGGTTGACCGTGAATGTCAGAAGGTGATTTGTGAACCGCTGGGCCGTAATTACCGCATCAGTATGCCGCTTATAGCCTTTCGCTCCGGAAAAAACATGAAGCATCTCGGAGGTGCTGCATGAGTATGGAGCTGATGGTTAAAGCGATGAAAATTCGAGTGGGAAATCCATTGCGAAAACTGGTTCTGATTAAGCTGGCTGATAATGCCAGCGATCAGGGTGAGTGCTGGCCCAGCTACCAGCATATTGCTGACCAGTGCGAGATTAGCAAACGTTCTGTGATGAATCATATTGCGGCCCTTTGTGAGTCCGGGCTGGTAAAAAAAGTCACCCGGAAAGGTGAAAAAGGTAACTCAAGTAATATCTATCTCCTTCATCTTGATGGTGCAGGAGATTCACTAGGGGGTAGTGCAAATAATTCACTATCTGGTGCAGCAAATTCACCAGGTAGTGCAGGAGTTGCACCAGGGGGTAGTGCAGGAGATTCACCCAGAACCAGTCACTCTTTTGAACCAGTCAAAGAACCAGTCAATGAACCAATAGCTGTTGGTGCATCAGTTGATGAGTCCGTGCGAGTTCGTTCAAACCGACCGGAATACTCTCCGGAGTTTGAGCAGGCATGGCTGGCATATCCCAAACGTGCTGGTGGCAATTCAAAATCTGCAGCCTTCAAAGCCTGGAAAGCCCGTTTGAACGAGGGGGTAAACCCCGAAACCATGCTGGAAGGTGTGAAACGCTACGCGGGCTGGGTATCTGCGATGGGCAATAGCGGCACACAATTTGTGAAACAGGCTGTCACGTTCTTTGGTCCAGATCGTCATTTCGAAGAATCCTGGGAAGTTCCTGCGGTATCTGCAGCCAGACGCGAGGACCCGTACTTCAAAGCCAGTTACGACAACGTGGACTACAGCCAGATCCCGGCAGGATTCAGGGGGGGATTATGAGTCTTTTGAATGAAGTTCAGAAATTCATTGAAGCCCATCCGGGGTGTACTTCCGGAGACATTGCGGATGCTTTTGCAGGTTACTCACGGCAGTGCGTTCTGCAGTCAGCAAGCAAATTACGTCAGAGTGGTCGTGTGGCTCACCGTTGTGAAGGGGATACACGCAGACATTTCCCGCGCCTGACTGAGAGAGCGCAGGAGGCGGAACCGCAACCAGTTCGTGAAACCAGACCTGTGCGCAATTTCTATGTCGGCACTAACGACCCGCGGGAGATTTTGTGCCTGACCCGCCAGGCGGAAGAACTGGAGTCCAGGGGCTTATACCGTCGTGCTGCAACGGTGTGGATGGCGGCATTCCGTGAAAGCCACTCCCAGCCAGAACGAAACAATTTTCTGGCGCGTCGTGAGCAGTGTTTACGGAAAAGCAGTAAGCGCGCTGTATCGGGTGATGAGTGGTATCTGTCAGGGAATTACGTGGGGGCTTAATGAGTAATAAATATTGCCAGGCGCTGGTGGAACTGCGGAACAAACCAGCCCATGAACTGAAGGAAGTGGGCGATCAGTGGCGCACGCCGGACAACATTTTCTGGGGAATTAACACCTTGTTTGGTCCGTTTGTTCTGGATCTGTTCACTGACGGTGATAACGCCAAATGTGCCGCGTATTACACGGCGGAAGACAACGCGCTGGCGCATGACTGGTCAGAACGTCTTGCGGAGCTTAAAGGTGCTGCCTTTGGCAATCCCCCGTACAGCCGCGCCAGTCAGCATGAGGGGCAATACATCATCGGCATGCGTTACATCATGAAGCATGCCAGTGCCATGCGTGATAAAGGCGGGCGCTATGTTTTCCTGATCAAAGCTGCCACCAGCGAAGTGTGGTGGCCGGAAGATGCAGATCATATTGCTTTTATTCGCGGGCGTATTGGTTTTGAACTGCCTGCCTGGTTTATCCCGAAAGACGAAAAGCAGGTGCCAACAGGTGCTTTCTTCGCTGGTGCTATTGCTGTTTTCGACAAGACCTGGAAGGGACCGGCAATCAGCTACATCGGGCGCGATGAACTTGAGGCATGTGGTGAGGCATTTCTGGCGCAGGTTCGCCAGCAGGCGGAAAAACTGGTCAGGGAGATGGTGGCATGAAGCTAATACTGCCTTTTCCGCCCAGCGTGAACACGTACTGGCGACACCCCAACAAAGGGGCGTTTGCTGGTAAGAGCCTGATAAGCGCGGCGGGGCGAAAATTCCAGAGCGCGGCGTGCGCAGCAATAGTTGAGCAGTTACGTCGTCTGCCGAAACCAACGTCGGCACCTGCTTCAGTGGAGATCGTGTTGTTTCCTCCGGATAACCGGATCCGCGATCTGGACAACTATAACAAGGCGCTGTTTGACGCCCTGACCCACGCGGGTGTGTGGGAAGACGACAGTCAGGTGAAAAGAATGCTGGTGGAGTGGGGACCGGTTATCCCGAAAGGGAAGGTCGAGATCACTATCAGTAAGTACGAGAAAACGGCGGGTGCAGCCGCCTGATCAAGAGGAGAAACGAAGTATGAATAATCTGATGGTCATTGATGGTATTGAAGTTCGTCGTGATGCTTATGGGCGTTACAGCCTGAACGATCTGCATCGCGCAGCAGTAGCATCTGGTGCAAATGCCAGAACCAAGGAGCCGGGAAAGTTTATTTCCAGCCAACAAACTGTTGAGCTTGTTCATGAATTGACCAACACCCAGAATTTGGGTGTTGACCCGGTGAGTATGATTCATGGGGGAAATGAACGGGGAACGTATGTCTGCAAGGAACTGGTGTATGCCTATGCAATGTGGATCAGCCCGTCATTCCATCTGAAGGTGATCCGTACTTTCGACATGGTAACCAGCGCACCGGAAAAATTATCCGGACAGGCTGCTGACAAGATGCAGGCTGGTGTGATTCTGCTGGACTTTATGCGCCGGGAATTAAACCTGTCTAACTCTTCAGTGCTTGGTGCCTGTCAGAAACTCCAGGAGGCTGTTGGCTTACCGAATCTGGCACCGCGCTATGCCATTGATGCTCCTGCTGACGCGCCTGATGGCTCAAGTCGCCCCACGCTGTCGCTGAGTGCACTGCTGAAACAGTATGGTATCCGCCTTACGGCTAATCAGGCATATCACCAGATGGTGAAGCTGGGGATCGTCGAGCAGCGCGAACGATACAGCCGTACCGCGATTAACAACATCAAAAAATTCTGGTCGCTGACAGCGAAAGGCTGCATGTTCGGCAAGAACATCACCTGTCCTGCAAATCCGCGCGAGACGCAGCCGCATTTCTTCGAATCCCGATTCCCTGAGCTGTTAAAGCTGCTCGATACCGTTCATTGAGGTGACTGTGAGAGCACTACTGACCCCTGAAATTGCCCCGCGTATGGGGATCGTATTGTTCAGACCAGGTTCAGAGCTGATGCCCCTGTTTATGCAGGGGCGTGTCCTGCTGGAGCCTGAGCCGGAGCGTTATTCATCTTTCGCCAGTGGTGCCGTTCCGGCGGCATCACAACCGCTGGCGGATGATCCTGCCGTTCGGGCCGTGTTCCGCAATGAGGAAGTGATCCGTCGTGCTGGTGGCGTGGAATGTCTTGAAAGCTGGTTACTTCGTGAAAAAGGCTGCCAGTGGCCTCATTCCGACTGGCACAGCGAGAACATGACCACAATGCGACACGCTCCGGGTGCAATCCGTCTGTGCTGGCACTGCGATAATCAGCTGCGCGATCAGTTCACGGAACGGCTGGAATCAATGGCAACGGATAACTGTGCCCGCTGGGTGTTGTCTGTTGTGCGTCGGGATCTCGGTTTTGATGACAGTCACGTTGTGACAATGCCGGAACTGTGCTGGTGGCTGATTCGTAATGATCTGGCGGATGCCTTACCGGAAAGTGCAGCCCGTAAGGCACTGAGATTACCGAAGCCTGTTGTGCCGACTGTTACCCGGGAAAGTGACCTTGTGCCTTCGGTTCCTGCCACCAGCATCATCTAGGATAAGGCGAAAAAGGTGCTGGCGCTGAAAGTGGATCCGGAGTCGCCGGAGTCTTTTATGTTACGCCCAAAACGTCGCCGCTGGGTTAATGAAAAGTACACGCGCTGGGTTAAGACACAGCCGTGTGCATGTTGTGGAAAGCCCGCTGATGATCCCCACCACCTGATAGGTCACGGTCAGGGTGGAATGGGAACAAAAGCGCATGACCTTTTTGTGTTGCCTTTGTGCAGAAAACACCATGACGAACTGCATGCGGATACCGTGGCATTTGAAGAGAAGTATGGCTCCCAACTGGAGCTGATATTTCGTTTTATCGATCGCGCGCTGGCGATTGGTGTGCTGTCCTGATTTTGTGGAGAAAGTTGATGCGTGATATTCAGATGGTTCTTGAACGCTGGGGGGCATGGGCTGCAAGTGGTAACACCGGGGTGGACTATTCTCCGATCGCTGCCGGATTCAAAGGACTTTTACCATCTGCCACTAAACCACGTCCGGCCTGCTGCGATGATGACGGACTTATCATTGAAAACTGTCTTGCTCGTCTGAAGCAGAAAAAACCTGAGGAGTATTCGCTTCTCATTGCTCATTATTTGTTGCGAATATCAAAAAGACAGATAGCCAGGACGAGAAAGAAAAGCGAAAAAGCAATACGAATTGAGATGCAGATAGCCGAAGGGTTTATTGACGGATGTTTGTCTGTGCTGGGGGTAAGACTGGAGATGGACGACTGGCTGCTAAAAAAGTAAAAAATGATTAGTGCGGTCCGCAAAAAGTATGTCAGTATGTTAAGAGTGGTTACTTCGCCACACAGCTTAAACCCGCCGCGAGCGGTTTTTTTATGGCTGAAATCGGTCCAGTACAGTAAACGTGCTGGTGGCGGTGAATACCTGTCTTTCAGCTTGCTGGCTTTTTCGACAAGAGTTATTGGTGTGTCACGTTAACCGGAAAAGGGAAAAAGACATGCTGAAACAGCAGGATATGACAGAAACCGCCAGAGTGGTGTTTAATGAATTAAGCGTCACCGAACCGGCGATAGTCGGGGAGATTGCGCAGAATACTTACCTTTCACGCGAACGCTGTCAGTTAATACTGACCCAACTTGTTATGGCGGGTCTGGCAGACTATCAGTTCGGTTGTTACAGACGCCTTCAGTCCTGAAGGCTTTTTTATTTGTGGTAAATGGGCGGCTGGTGGGTGTTAGGGGCACCCACCAGCCATCTGCTCATGCGTTGGGTTCACAAGCAAACCTCAGGCCCACTGCTTTGCGCAAAAGCAGAATGAGCCTATCAGAGACAGGTTTAATGATCCATGCTTAATACTGTAAAAATATCCAGTTGTGAGTTAATCAACGCCGACTGCCTGGAATTTATCCGGTCGTTACCCGAAAATTCTGTTGACCTGATAGTCACGGACCCGCCGTACTTTAAAGTGAAGCCTGAGGGCTGGGATAACCAGTGGAAGGGCGACGATGATTACCTGAAGTGGCTGGAGCAGTGTCTGGCGCAGTTCTGGCGGGTGCTGAAACCTGCCGGAAGTCTTTACCTGTTCTGTGGTCATCGCCTGGCATCTGATATCGAAATCATGATGCGTGAACGCTTCAGTGTGCTGAACCATATTATCTGAGCGAAGCCGTCCGGACGCTGGAACGGATGCAACAAGGAAAGCCTGCGGGCGTATTTCCCCGCCACAGAGCGCATTCTGTTCGCGGAACATTATCAGGGGCCGTACCGCCCGAAAGATGATGGCTATGAGGCGAAGGGCAGGGTACTGAAACAGCATGTGATGGCCCCGCTGATTTCTTACTTTCGTGATGCGCGAGCTGCCCTGGGGATAACGGCAAAACAGATTGCAGATGCCACAGGAAAGAAAAACATGGTGTCGCACTGGTTCAGTGCCAGTCAGTGGCAGTTGCCGAATGAAAGCGATTATCTGAAATTACAGGCGCTGTTTGCCCGGGTGGCAGAAGAGAAACATCAGCGGAGAGAACTGGAAAAGTCCCATTACCAACTGGTCAGCACATACAGTGAGCTGAGCCGGCAGTATATGGAACTGCTGAGTGAATATAAAAATTTGCGGAGGTATTTCGGTGTGACGGTGCAGGTGCCGTACACCGATGTGTGGACGTATAAACCGGTGCAGTACTATCCAGGGAAACATCCGTGCGAAAAACCGGCAGAAATGTTGCAGCAGATAATCAACGCGAGCAGTCGTCCGGGAGACCAGGTTGCAGATTTTTTTATGGGCTCAGGTTCAACGGTAAAAGCGGCACTGGCGCTCGGGCGTCGTGCGATTGGCGTTGAACTGGAGACCGGACGTTTTGAGCAGACAGTCAGGGAAGTTCAGGATTTAATCGTTTGAAACGGATGAGATTGCAGAATTAATTACGCACCATTATTATTCTGCTCCCGGCCCTTTAGCTCAGTGGTGAGAGCGAGCGACTCATAATCGCCAGGTCGCTGGTTCAAATCCAGCAAGGGCCACCATCACATACCGCCATTAGCTCATCAGGAAAGAGCGCCAGCCTTCGAAGCTGGTTGCGCGGAGTTCGGGTCCCCGAAGGCGGTTCATTATCTGTATCCTGCGTTGTTAGCTCAGCCGGACAGAGCAATTGCCTTCTAAGCAATCGGTCACTGGTTCGAATACAGTAGAACGCGCCACACTTATTTTCCCTGGCTCGCTTTTGCGGGCTTTTTTTTAAATGTCTCACAATTCAGGCGGTTGACTGTTGTCTGGTTTGCGGGGAGTTTGTTAAAAGAAACTGGCATGGTGAATCCCCCTGTGCGGAGGGGCAATCAGCAACTGGTGTTTTGTCCCGACCCTTATCCTTTCTGTGCGGGTTCAGGTGCTGATACTGAACTCACCGGGAGGCACCCGGCACCATGCAATGGCACATAGCGCCACTCTCCAGCCCCTCTCCGGAGGGGCTTTCTTATGGACAAAAAAATCCCGCGCTGGGAGACGCGGGCGGCAAGGAATAAACAACAAAACGTGAAGTAATATTTCAGCTGGCGAATAATATCCGACAGTAATCACTCTGCGCAATAGCGCGGCCTTTTTCATATTGCGGGCTGTTGTCTATCTTCTGCCATTGTCCTGTAACTTCCGGACTTCAGCCCGCTCCTCATTTTACTCACAATATTATCCAGGCCGGGAGGATTCATGGCATTTAAACACTATGACGTGGTCAGGGCGGCGTCGCCGTCAGACCTTGCGGAGCGACTGACACAAAAACTGAAGGAGGGGTGGCAGCCATTTGGCAGTCCGGTGGCCATCACGCCTTATACCCTGATGCAGGCCATTGCGGCGGAAGGTGATGTCACCACACCTGTGGTGGTGAAGCCGTCGGATGGAGAAGGCGCAGTTATCAGCACCACCAGCAACCCGGAGTATTAATTTGTTGTTGCCCTGGCCGGGCAGTCAAACGGTATGGCGTATGGTGAAGGGCTTCCGCTGCCGGAGACATATGACCGTCCGGACCCGCGTATTAAACAGCTGGCGCGTCGCAGCACTGTCACGCCGGGTGGTGCGTCCTGTAACTACAATGACATTATTCCTGCGGACCACTGCCTGCATGATGTTCAGGATTTGAGTAAGTTTTCACACCCGAAAGCCAGCGCAGCTCAGTATGGATGCGTGGGGCAGGGATTACATATCGCGAAGAAATTGTTGCCGTTTATTCCGGCGAATGCCGGTATTCTTCTGGTTCCGTGCTGCCGTGGTGGTTCTGCATTTTTGGCGGGCGATGAAGGTACCTTCAGCGAATCCACCGGCGCAAGCGAGACCTCGGCACGCTGGGGTGTAGATAAGCCACTGTACAAGGACCTGCTTACCCGTACTCAGGCCGCACTGAAGGCTAACCCTAAAAATATTCTGCTTGCAGTGGTCTGGATGCAGGGCGAGTTTGATTTGAAACAGGGTGCATACGCCACTCAGCCGGGGCTGTTTGATTCCATGGTGGAAAAATATCGTTCTGACCTGTCGGAATTCGGAGGTCAGTGTCTCGGGGGCTCTCCGTCATCGGTTCCCTGGATTTGTGGCGACACGACCTACTACTGGAAGCAGACTTATTCTTCGCAATACGATGCGGTGTATGGTGCATACAAGACGAAATCCGCAAAAAAAATCTTCTTTGTGCCGTTTATGACGGATGAAAACGGGCGAAATGTGGGTACCAACGAGCCGTCAGAAGATCCGGATGTTGCGGATATTGGGTATTACGGAGCCGGTGGTCGAACGGACGCCAAAACCTGGACGACGGCCGACCGTAAAACGCATTTTGGATCATGGGCACGTCGTGGGATTATTTCCGACCGTCTGGCAACGGCGATTCTTGTGCATGCCGGGAGAACCGCTGAATTCATTACCGGAAAACAGCCTGATACGGTGAAGCCCACCGGACCTTCCGGTGAAGGTACGGAGAGAGAGCCGGAAGCCCCGGTCAGTAACCGAACCCTGATGAGTCTGCTGGCGTCCGGCGAAGACCTGGCATCACAGGGCTGGCGCTATTATCACAAACCGGCGAGTGGAGACAATGTTAACAAAAACATTGCTGAAGCGGTGGTCAGTGATGCGGGGGCTACGGGAGGTAAGGCCCTGCAACTGAATAAACCGGAAAACCACATCTGGTTTCTGGAGCATGATGCAGCCGGACAGGGAGTGGAGTTACTGAAGAAGGGGGGACGTGTGAGCGTACAGTTTAAGTTGCCGGGTTCACTGGTGCCGAATCGGTTTGCCCTGGGCATTTACTGGCAGTTGTCGTCCCTGCCGGAGGGAGTGACGCTGGCAGAGGAAGGCAACGACATGCTGATGTCCTTCTTCCTGCAGACGGATGCGACGAACCTGAACGCGATGTACCACAAGAAGCCGAATGCGAAGCTGGATACGTTCGGGGTCTTTGATAACGGATGGCACACACTGGATTTTGAGTTTGCCGGAAACAACAGCATTCAGGTGACGCCGGTACTGGATGAGAAACGGGGGACGCCGTTCACACTGGTGAAATCTCCGGCATCAGGGGCGGCGGACAAACTGCAACTGACAGGCATATCAAAGGCGGCGACATATACGCTGCTGATTGCCAGTGTGAAGGTGGAAGTGAACAACGCGGATGCCGCGGCATGATAAAAAAAGCCGCCAGCGGCAGGAACGGAAGCTGGCGGAGGTAATCCCAATGGAGAATGTAAAGAAAAGATGCTTTCGTATACCGGTTTTTTAAATGAAAACAGTTCTCATTGTCAACCATAACGGTAAGAAACTATGACATTTATTCATCAGGTGATGCTGTACTTCTGTACGGCGGTCTGTGTGCTGTATCTTCTTTCGGGTGGGTACAGGGCAGTGCGCGATTTCTGGCGCAGGCAGATTGATAAAAGGGCCGCAGAGAAAATCTGAGGTGTACTGGCAATAGCGGACACTACCATTTGTTCTTTTTTTAAGCAGCCATCTGATGATATTTTTCCCTGAAGGCTGCCGGGGAGATATTCCCCAGACGAGAGTGACGACGCTGACGATTGTAGAAAATCTCAATGTATTCCCGTATTACTGAGATGGCTTCATCCCGGTTATTAAAACGATAGTGGCTCAGGCTCTCATTTTTCAGCGTTCCCCAGAAGCTTTCCATCGGAGCGTTGTCGTAACACTGACCTTTACGCGACATTGATGTTTTCAGACCAGACTGCTCCTGTATGACCCGGTAATCGTATGCGCAGTACTGTGAACCTCGATCAGAGTGGTGGATTAGCCCGGCAGGTGGGCGCTGGCTCCTGAGCGCCATAAACAGGGCTTTACCTGTCAGCTCTTTTGTCATGCGCTCTCCCATGGCGTAGCCGACAATTTCGCACGTATAAACATCTTTGATGCCAGCGAGGTACAACCATCCCTCCTGTGTGGCAACATACGTCAGGTCCGCCACCCAGACCTGATTTGGTGCTGTAGGAGCGAACGTCTGGTTCAGCAGATTTGGCGCAACTGGCAGATTGTGGTTCGGGTTCGTAGTCGCTCTGAACTTGCGTTTCTGCTTACAGCGTAGCCTTAGCTCCTTACGAAGACGTGCCAGTCGGTCACGACCAACGATGATGCCATTCTCTGCCAGCTCCGTCTGGAGCCGCCGGGTTCCATATGTTTCGCGAGTGCGGATATGTGCCACCTTAATCTCCAGTTTTAGCCGCTCATCACTTTGTTTTCTGTCTGAGGGTTCATGCTGTACCCAGTTGTAATAACCGCTCCTGGATACACCAAATACCTGACACATCGCTTCAATGGGAAATTGTTGTCGCCATTGTTCGATTAACGCGTATTTTTCAGCGACTCCTGTGCAAAATACGTAAGGCAGTATGACTTTCCGTGAGACAGATGCTGGCCAACGTGGGATATTTAACGCGGGTTAACATCGTTGTCAGAGCCGCATGGGTGAGCTGTTGCTACACCCCGGTATTTCCACCACGGAGGCCAGCATGAACAACAATAACACATTGTACGTCGGGTTAGATGTTCACAAAGAATCGATTACTGTCGCTTATGCTATCAATTCAGAACCTGTTGAACTGATGGGTAAAATTGGCACATCACCTACTGATATTCAGAATCTTTGTAAACGTCTCAGGTCAAAGTCATCGCAGGTCAGTATCGTTTATGAAGCGGGGCCCTGTGGTTATGGACTTTATCGTCGGCTGGTGAAATCCGGTTTTGACTGCATGGTCTGCGCCCCCTCACTTATCCCGAAAAAACCGGGGGAGCGGGTTAAAACCGATCGCCGTGATGCCATCAGACTTGTGCGTTCACTGCGTGCAGGAGATCTTTCTGCTGTCTACGTACCCGGCATTGAAGATGAGGCATTCCGGGATTTGGCCCGGGCATGGGCATCTGCCCGCGATGATTTACGGCATGCAAGGCAACGTCTGAAATCGTTTCTTCTGGTTCATGGGGTCCATTATGTCGGGCGAGCAGATTGGGGCCCTGCACACCGACGCTGGCTCAGCAAATACTCATTCGAAAGTCCCTGGCGACAATTAGCTTTTGACGAACACCGTCGTACAATAGAAGACCGGCAGGCACAATGTGAACGGCTGGAATCCGCCCTGAAGGAGGCCGTTACCGAATGGAGGCTGTATCCGGTAGTAGAGGCGCTGCAAGCCATGCGAGGGATTCAGTTTATTACTGCGGTTGGATTAATTTCTGAACTGGGTGATCTGACCCGTTTTGAACATCCACGACAACTGATGTCATGGTTTGGTATCACGCCATCAGAATATTCATCGGGTGGAAGCAGACATCAGGGCAGCATTACCAAAGCCGGAAACAGCTATGCCAGAAAGCTATTGGTCGAGGCAGCGTGGAGTTACCGTCATCCGGCACGCATCAGTCCGGCAATACAAAAAAGGCAGGAAAATTTACCCCGCCCCGTCATTGACAGAGCATGGGATGCTCAACTCAGGCTTTGTAAGAGGTATCGAAAACTTCAGGCCAAAGGAAAGAATGTCAATATTACAATTGTTGCTGTTGCACGTGAGCTGGCGGGTTTTATCTGGGATATGGGCCGAATAGCAATGTCTGTCGCACAACAACCACAATGTCACAAATAAAAATGAGAATAACCAGTTCCCTGAAGGCGACGTAGCCCGGTACAAGAGTAACCCACGTTAGCGCTTGGCGACGGCGGAACAAAGCTGATTCGCGACGTAAGAAAGTGGCAGGCTCATATGACGGACCTCTGTAATGCGGTATCCAACCCGCGAATATCAGCGTGATTCACCGTCGGATTTACTGCTACGTCGCCCTCAGGGAATTAAACCTAAAAAGAAAATCGTCAAAATTAGAGATTCCGGTTTGACACGGAAAGTCATATCAGCGTCAACGGAGCACCGTATTGACGCTTATTTATTGGTGAGTGCTACGTTCCATGGCAGGAGTTCGTCAACACGGTTGGAAGGCCATTCCGGCAGTACGCTCAGGATATAGCGCAGATACGCTTCCGGATCGATACCGTTCAGTCGGCAGGTGCCGATCAGCCCGTACAGTAGCGCACCACGCTCTCCACCGTGATCGCTGCCGAAGAACATAAAGTTTTTCTTTCCGAGACAGACTGCACGAAGCGCTCTTTCCGCGGCATTATTATCCGCCTCAGCCAGACCATCATCACTGAAGTTGCACAACGCAACCCAGTGCTTCCTGATATACCGGAACGCATCTCTCAGACGGCATTTTTTCGATAACGTGTGTTCTTTCTCCTGCATCAGCTTATACAGGGAAGTCAGTAGCGGTTTACTCTGCATTTGCCTGACCGCCAGGCGTTCAGACACCGGCAACCCGCGTATTTCGTGCTCGATGGCGTACAGCTCACCGATTAGTTTCAGGGCTTCTTCCGCTGTCGCGCTTTTGGTACTGATATATACATCGTGGACTTTGCGCCGCGCATGAGCCCAGCATCCTGCTTCCGTCAACGCGCCGCCTTCTCGTTCGGCACTGAACAGCCGATCGTAACCATTAAACGCATCTGCCTGCAGGATACCCCGGAAGGGACTAAGGTGCTGCTCCGGATGTTTACCCTGATGGTCCGGTGAGTAGGCGAACCAGACCGCCGGAGGCTCTGGCGAACCGGCATTCCTGTCATCCCGGACATACGTCCAGATATATCCTGTTTTCGCCTTCTTCCTGCCCGGTGCCAGCACTTTTACTGGTGTGTCATCAGTGTGAACTTTGCGGCTGTTCATCACATAACGGTACAGAGCATCATTCAGCGGCGTCATTAACTGGCAGCACGCGTCAACCCAGTTGGAGAGTAATGCACGGCTCAGTTCGACACCCTGACGGGCAAAAATTTCACTCTGACGATACAGTGGCAGGTGTTCGCAGTATTTTCCCGTTAACACGCGGGCAAGTAACCCCGGGCCCGCGATACCACGCTCTATCGGACGGGATGGTGCCGGTGCTTCAACGATGCAGTCACATTTTGTACAGGCTTTTTTTACCCGTTCTGTGCGGATCACTTTCAGAGCGCTGCTCACCAGTTCCAGTTGTTCTGCGCTGACTTCCCCCAGATAATCCAGCTCACCGCCACACTCCGGGCAACAGCTTTCTTCTGGCTCCAGGCGATTTATTTCGCGGGGCAGATGCTCCGGTAACGGGCGACGATGACGAGACTGTCGCAACTGGCGGGGAACCTGCGGATCGTCTTCCCGCCCACTGTAACGATCACTGTCCTGTTCGCGTTGTTTCAGCAGGGCCTCAGCCTGTTCAACTTCACGACGCAGTTTTTCAGAACGGGTACCGAACAGCATCCGGCGCAGTTTTTCTATCTGAGCCCGCAGATGTTCTATTTCCCGTTCATCTTCTTCGATCTTTTCTTCGGCGCGGGCCAGTGCAGAGCGCAGGAAGGCCTCCGTCTCTTCAACCAGACTCAGTTGCTGGTCTTTCTGACGGAGCTGGCATTCCAGTTCTGCAATGCGAATGAGGTATTTTTGATTCATGGCCGTTTTTATAATCCGGCCATGACATTTTTACAACATTGTCAGTGCGTTAAGGCGGGATGTTTTTGGCTGACGCCAGTCCAGCTTATCGAGGAGCATTGCCAGTTGCGAGCGGGTAATGGATACCTTGCCGTCACGCACAGCAGGCCAGATAAACTGGCCTTCCTCCAGGCGTCTGGTGAACAGGCACAGACCATCAGCATCAGCCCACAGGATTTTAATCATGTCACCCCGTCGGCCACGGAAGATGAACAGGTGACCGGAGAAGGGATTATCATTCAGCACATGCTGTACCTGTTCACCCAGCCCGTTGAAAGACTTACGCATATCGGTTATCCCAGCAACGAGCCAGATGCGGGTGCCTGACGGGAGTGAGATCATCGTCCCCTCCCGGTCAGTTCACGGATCAACACTGTGAGCAGCTCTGGTGAAGGATTTTCCAGCGTCATGTTACCGTGACGGAACTCCACCTTGCAGGAGCTGGCACTAACTGTAGTCTGAGTAGATAAAGACGGAGTAAGAGCAGCCACCGGTTCTTTCGGCTCATCCGGCGTTATCTCCACAGGTAATAATTCAACGCCAGTGTCAGAAGAGGTTGTTACCGGAAGACGCCGCGATATGCGCCCTTCGTTCTGCCAGAGCCTGAGCCATTTGAACAGCAGGTTATCATTGATATCGTGTTCCCGGGCAATACGGGCAACAGAGGCTCCTGGTTGTGAAGCCAGTTTAACCATTTGAAGTTTAAACTCATTTGAAAATGATCTGCGGGGTTCTGCAGATAATGCTTTCTGTTCCATAACAGGTGTCCACTAGTTGAAAAGGTGGGCACCTACGTTACCAATACAGGCTTAATGGCTACATACGGCGGTCAGTTTACGCTTACCAGGAAACTGTCGTTGCATGGATAAAGGGATGGAATCAAGAGTACTGGATAACGCCATTGCCAGCTTGCTGAGGGCAAAAATACAGAACCCGGTGTCAATAAGTTTTCCTTTTGACACCTCATTTTTTAACTGCTGTGTAACAGCCTGTTCTGCTGTCAGTTCCCATCTGGCAATAAGCAATTTTTCCTCATAGTCGTCTTCGCTATCGCCATCAGGCACATCGTTTTTACTTCTTCTCAGATACGATATGTAAAAATCGCGCCAGGCATCCTGAACCGCCCCGGGAATCCTGGAGACTAAACTTCCTGAGAAAGAGGTAAACAGGATGACTAAAAATACTCGTTTTTCCCCCGAAGTCCGTCAACGGGCAGTCCGTATGGTTCTGGAAAGTCAGGGCGAATATGACTCACAATGGGCGACAATTTGTTCCATTGCTCCAAAGATTGGCTGTACGCCGGAGACTCTGCGTGTCTGGGTTCGCCAGCATGAGCGGGATACCGGGGCGGTGATGGAGGGCTCACCACCGCTGAACGTCAGCGTCTGAAAGAGCTGGAGCGTGAAAATCGTGAACTGCGCCGCAGTAACGATATCCTTCGCCAGGCTTCCGCTTATTTTGCGAAGGCGGAGTTCGACCGCCTCTGGAAAAAGTGATGCCACTGCTGGATAAGCTGCGTAAGCTGTACGGGGTCGGACCGGTATGCAGTGAACTGCATATTGCCCCGTCAACGTATTACCACTGTCAGCAACAGCGACATCATCCTGATAAACGCAGTGCCCGTGCGCAGCGCGATGACTGGCTGAAGAAAGAGATACTGCGCGTATACGATGGGAATCATCAGGTATACGGTGTGCGTAAAGTCTGGCGTCAGTTGTTACGGGAAGGTATCAGAGTGGCCAGATGCACTGTGGCACGTCTCATGGCGGTTATGGGACTTGCCGGTGTTCTCCGGGGTAAAAAGGTCCGTACGACCATCAGCCGGAAAGCCGTTGCCGCAGGCGACCGCGTAAACCGTCAGTTCGTGGCAGAACGACCTGACCAGCTGTGGGTGGCTGATTTTACTTACGTCAGCACATGGCAGGGCTTCGTCTATGTGGCGTTCATCATTGATGTGTTTGCCGGATACATCGTGGGGTGGCGGGTCTCATCGTCCATGGAAACGACATTCGTGCTGGATGCTCTGGAGCAGGCGTTATGGGCCCGTCGACCGTCCGGCACGGTCCATCACAGTGATAAAGGTTCTCAGTATGTATCGCTGGCCTACACACAGCGGCTTAAGGAAGCCGGATTACTGGCATCAACAGGAAGTACAGGCGACTCGTATGACAACGCGATGGCGGAGAGCATCAATGGTCTTTACAAAGCGGAGGTAATACACCGTAAGAGCTGGAAAAACCGTGCAGAAGTGGAACTGGCCACACTCACGTGGGTGGACTGGTATAACAATCGACGATTGCTGGAAAGGCTGGGCCATACTCCTCCGGCAGAAGCAGAAAAAGCTTATTATGCTTCCATCGGAAACGATGATCTGGCAGCCTGAGTTCACAGATAAAACACTCTCCAGGAAACCCGGGGCGGTTCAGATTGTTTACGACCCGCCAGTTACTCGGTTATACCGAACAAAAAGTGAAATTCCGTGCGCTGTTTCTGGAGCTGTTTTTCCGCCGTACGGTGAATTTCCACACCGAAGAGGTGATGCTGGACAAAATTACCGGAAAAACGCCGGTGGCGGCCTATGTCTCCCCGATCGTTGAAGGAAAAGTGCTTCGCCATCGCGGTGGTGAAACCCGCGTGTTACGTCCGGGCTACGTCAAGCCGAAACACGAATTTAATTACCAGCAGGCGGTTGAGCGCCTTCCTGGTGAAGATCCGGCTCAGCTGAACGACCCGGCCTACCGTCGTCTGCGTATCATTACCGATAACCTCAAACAGGAAGAGCACGCCATTGTCCAGGTGGAAGAAATGCAGGCGGTGAATGCCGTGCTGTATGGCAAATACACCATGGAAGGGGATCAGTTTGATACTGTCGAGGTGGATTTCGGGCGCTCTGAAGGAAATAACATTGAGCAGGCTGACGGTAAAAAATGGTCTGAGCAGGACCGTGATACGTTTGATCCGACGCATGATATTGACCTCTACTGCGATCAGGCCAGCGGCCTTGTGAATATCGCCATTATGGACGGTACGGTCTGGCGTCTGCTGAATGGCTTTAAGCTGTTCCGCGAAAAACTGGATACCCGTCGCGGCTCAAATTCACAACTCGAAACGGCAGTGAAAGATCTGGGCGCAGTGGTGTCCTTCAAGGGGTATTACGGCGATCTGGCCATTGTGGTGGCGAAAACGTCTTATGTGGCAGAGGACGGTACCGAAAAACGTTATCTGCCGGAGGGCATGCTGGTGCTGGGGAATACGGCGGCAGAGGGGATTCGTTGCTATGGTGCCATTAAGGATGCACAGGCGTTGTCTGAAGGAGTGGTGGCTTCTTCCCGTTACCCGAAACACTGGCTGACCGTGGGCGATCCGTCCTGTGAATTCACCATGACGCAGTCCGCTCCGCTGATGGTGCTGCCGGATCCGGATGAGTTTGTGGTGGTACAGGTGAAATAATCCGTGAGCGGGGCGAAATGCCCCCGTGTCTTTTTTCACAGGAGGCTGAGATGGCAACAAAAGAAGAAAATCTGAATCGTCTTCGTCAACTGGCTGGCCTGCTGGGGCGCGAGGCGGATATGTCGGGGAGTGCTGCGGATATTGCTCAACGTGTGTCTGAGTGGGAAGAGGAGCTTGCTGTTTCCCCGGAGGGCATTATGCACTCTGATGAGAGCGGGGCTGATCAAAATCACACAGACGATGGTGAGCAGTTGAACAACACGGATGCTCCGGATGATGTTAAAGCCGTCCGGGTACGGAAGTGCCTGCAAGTAATGGGGTATTGCCCGGAGACAGGTCGTCCCGTTGAGCTGGCGTTACGGGGTATGTGTGTTCTGGTGCCATCATCACTGGCAACGGCCATGATACAGCACGGAACGGCTGAATATGCGTGATTTTCAGAATGCCTTTGATGCTGCCCTCGCCGGGGTAGACAGTACGATCGTTGAAGTGATGGGGCTCTGTGCGCAGTTCACCTCGGGGCACAGTGTGGCAGCGAAGTTCAGGGGGTTTTTGATGATCCGGAGTCGCTGGGGTTTACCGGTGGCGGGGTCCGTATTGAAGGAAGCAGCCCGTCATTATTTGTGCGGACGGATACGGTTCGTGCCGTGCGGCGTGGTGACACGCTGACCATTAATGGTGAGATATTCTGGGTGGATCGTGTTTCTCCGGATGACGGGGGCAGCTGTTATCTCTGGCTCAACCGTGGTCAACCACCCGCAGTTAACCGGCGACGATAAACGCAGGGTGAAATTATGGCGATAAAAGGGCTTGATCAGGCGATTGACAATCTGAGCCGGGTTCGTAAAAACGCCATTCCGGCGGCTTCAGCAATGGCCATTAACCGCGTGGCCACAACGGCGATTAATCAGTCTTCATCACAGGTTGCCCGGGAGACAAAGGTTCGCCGGAAACTGGTTAAGGAACGGTCCAGACTGAAACGGGCGACGGTCAGAAATCCGAATGCCAAAATTATCGTTAACCGCGGTGATCTCCCTGTGATTAAGCTGGGGATCAGGATGCTGGGGCGTCGCCCGAACAGCATACTTAAAGCCGGTCAGCATCGGTATCAGCGGGCATTTATTCAGCGATTAAAAAATGGTCGCTGGCATGTCATGCAGCGTGTGGCCGGGAAAAACCGTTACCCCATTGATGTGGTGAAAATCCCGATGGCGGCCCCACTGAAACAGGCATTTGATGAGAATGTTGACCGTATCCGGCGTGAACGCCTGCCTAAAGAACTGGCATACGCGCTGAAACAACAACTGAGGATTGCAATAAAACGATGAAACACACTGACATTCGTGCCGCAGTGCTGGATGCGCTCGAGCAGCATGAACACGGGCGACGCTGTTTGATGGTCGCCCCGTTGTTTTTGACGAAGAGGATTTTCCTGCGATCGCGGTTTATCTGACGGATGCAGAGTATACCGGTGAAGAGCTGGATGCAGATACCTGGCGGGCCACGCTGCATATTGAGGTGTTTTTACCGGCACAGGTACCGGATTCAGAGCTTGATCAGTGGATGGAAAGCCGGATTTACCCGGCGATGACCGCGATCCCGGCACTGGCAGGACTGATTACCACGATGGTTACGCAGGGCTATGAGTATCGTCGTGATGACGATATGGCGTTATGGAGTTCTGCAGATCTGACTTATTCCATTACATACGAGATGTGAGGACGATATGGCAACACCAAATCCCTTGAGCCGGTAAAAGGTGCCGGTACCACTCTGTGGGTTTACAACGGCAAGGGTGATGCTTATGCAAACCCGTTGTCAGACGATGACTGGCAGCGACTGGCTAAGGTGAAGGATCTGACGCCGGGCGAGATGACGGCAGAATCCTACGATGATAACTACCTGGATGATGAAGACGCGGACTGGACCGCGACCGGGCAGGGGCAGAAATCTGCAGGTGATACCAGTTTTACGCTGGCCTGGAAACCGGGAGAGGAAGGCCAGAAAGGGCTTATAGGCTGGTTTGAAAGCGGCGATGTCCGGGCCTATAAAATCCGTTTTCCGAATGGCACGGTGGATGTGTTTCGTGGCTGGGTCAGCAGTATCGGTAAGGCCGTGACGGCGAAAGAAGTGATCACCCGCACGGTGAAAGTCACTAACGTGGGTAAACCTTCTGTAGCGGAAGAACGCAGCAAAATTACGCCGGTCAGTGCGATTAAGGTGACGCCGACATCCGGTACGGTGGCAAAAGGGAAAACAACCACCCTGACGGTTTCTTTTGAGCCGGAAAGTGCAACCGACAAGACGTTCAGAGCGGTTTCCGCCGATCCGTCGAAAGCCACCATTAGTGTGAAAGATATGACAATTACGGTAAACGGCGTGGCGACAGGTAAGGTGCAGATCCCTGTGGTGAGCGGAAATGGTCAGTTCGCCGCAGTGGCTGAAGTCACCGTTACTGAAGCGGGCGCTGCAGGGTAAACGGAGGTAATACATGTTTCTGAAAACAGAACAATTTGAATATAACGGTGTGTCTGTCACGCTTTCCGAATTGTCTGCGCTGCAGCGTATCGAGCATCTTGCCCTCCTGAAACGGCGTGCAGAACAGGCAGAATCCTGCGGCAACCTGCAGGTAAGCGTGGAAGATCTCGTCAGAACCGGCGCGTTTCTGGTGGCGATGTCCCTGTGGCATAACCATCCACAGAAAACGCAGTCACCGTCAATGAATGAGGCCGTGATGAAGATAGAGCAGGAAGTGCTCACCACCTGGCCTGCCGATGCCATTGCCCGGGCGGAAGACGTGGTGTTGTGCCTGTCCGGGATGATCGAAGCTGTTCGTCCGGATACTGATATTACTGAAGTGGCGAAAAATAACACGCTGACTGATGATGATTTTTCTGCGGGAAAGTCTTCGACGGCGAGCTGAACTTTGCCCTCAGACTGGCGCGTGAGATGGGGAGACTCGACTGGCGCGCCATGCTTGCCGGGATGACATCCACCGAATATGCCGACTGGCACCGTTTTTACCGCACGCATTATTTTCAGGATACCCAGCTGGATATGCATTTTTCCGGGCTGACGTACGCTGTACTCAGCCTGTTTTTTTGCGATCCGGATATGCATCCCTCTGATTTCAGTCTGCTTGTCCCCCGGCATGAGGAAGAGCAGGTGGAGAGGCCGGATGAGGACAAAATGCTGATGCAGAAAGCGGCAGGACTTGCCGGAGGCGTCCGGTTCGGTGGGGACGGAGGGCGCGATATTTTATCGTCTGCGGATGTGGCGGATGTCATGGTGGATGATGCCGCATTAATGATGGCTTCAGCGGGGATTCCGGGAGGTGTGAGATATGTCCCAGCCGGTTGGTGATCTTGTTATTGACCTGAGTCTGGATGCTGTCCGTTTCGATGAGCAGATGAGCCGGGTAAGGCGTCATTTTTCAGGTCTGGATACCGACGCCAGAAAAACCGCCAGTGCTGTTGAACAGGGCCTGAGCCGCCAGGCGCTGGCTGCACAAAAAGCCGGGATTTCCGTCGGGCAGTATAAAGCGGCCATGCGAACCCTGCCCGCACAGTTTACGGATATCGCCACGCAGCTTGCAGGTGGTCAGAATCCCTGGCTGATCCTGCTGCAACAGGGCGGTCAGGTGAAGGACTCCTTCGGCGGGATGATCCCCATGTTCAGGGGGCTTGCCGGTGCGATCACCCTGCCGATGGTCGGGGTCACCTCGCTGGCGGTGGCGACAGGTGCGCTGGTGTACGCCTGGTACCAGGGAGATTCCACGCTTTCAGCGTTTAATAAAACCCTGGTTCTTTCCGGTAATCAGTCCGGACTGACTGCCGATCGTATGCTGACTCTCTCAAGAGCCGGGCAGGCAGCAGGGCTGACGTTTAACCAGGCGAAAGAGTCACTGGCAGCCCTGGTGAATGCCGGTGTGCGTGGTGGTGAACAGTTTGATGCCATCAACCAGAGTGTCGCGCGTTTTGCGTCTGCATCCGGTGTGGAGGTGGATAAAGTCGCTGAAGCCTTCGGGAAGCTGACCACTGACCCGACGTCGGGACTGATGGCGATGGCGCGCCAGTTCCGTAACGTGACGGCAGAGCAGATTGCGTATGTTGCACAGCTGCAGCGTTCCGGAGACGAGGCCGGGGCATTGCAGGCGGCGAACGATATCGCCACGAAAGGCTTTGATGAGCAGACCCGTCGCCTGAAAGAAAACATGGGAACACTGGAGACCTGGGCGGATAAAACAGGGAAGGCATTCAAATCGATGTGGGATGCCATTCTGGATATCGGTCGTCCTGAATCCTCAGCGGATATGCTCGCCAGTGCGCAGAAGGCATTTGATGAGGCGGATAAAAAATGGCAGTGGTACCAGAGCCGGAGCCAGCGCCGGGGAAAGACCTCCTCTTTTCGTGCGAACCTTCAGGGGGCATGGGATGACCGGGAAAATGCCCGTCTGGGTCTGGCAGCGGCCACGCTGCAGTCGGATATGGAAAAAGCCGGTGAACTGGCGGCAAGGGACCGGGCTGAGCGTGAGGCGTCACAGCTGAAGTATACCGGAGAGGCGCAGAAGGCGTATGAGCGCCTGCAGACGCCGCTGGATAAATATACCGCCCGTCAGAAAGAGCTGAATAAGGCCCTGAAAGACGGAAAAATCCTGCAGGCGGATTGCAACACGCTGATGGCGTCGGCAAAAAAGGATTATGAATAGACGCTGAAAAAGCCGTCCGGTGTGAAGGTGTCTGCCGGTGAGCGCCAGGAAGACCGGGCGCATGCAGCCATGCTGGCGCTTGAAACCGAGCTCAGGACGCTGGAAAAACACAGCGGTGTGAATGAGAAAATCAGCCAGCAGCGCCGGGATTTATGGGAAGCGGAAAATCAGTATGTGGTCCTGAAAGAGGCCGCCACGAAACGGCAGTTATCTGAGCAGGAAAAATCCCTGCTGGCTCATGAGAAAGAGACGCTGGAGTACAAACGCCAGCTGGCTGAGCTGGGAGACAAGATTGAACACCAGAAGCGGCTGAATGAGCTGGCACAGCAGGCGGCGCGGTTTGAACAGCAGCAGAGCGCGAAGCAGGCGGCAATCAGCGCAAAAGTGAAGTGGTCAACAAAAACTGGCCACCGAGTTAGAGTTTTTCCAGTATCGATTTTCCGATTCGTTTGGGGGTAACCCACCGTTATATTCGTGCGGTCTTAGTGCGCTGTAATATCCAACGATATAGTCCGTTATGGCGTGAGCTGCCTCGCTGAAGCTTACGTAACCCACCACCGGCATCCATTCGTTCTTCAGACTCCTGAAGAAGCGTTCCATTGGGCTGTTATCCCAGCAGTTTCCGCGCCGGCTCATACTCTGTCTGATCTGGTATCGCCACAATAACTGCCGGAACTGCCTGCTCGTATAATGACTGCCCTGATCGCTGTGGAACATCACCCCGCCGGGCTTACCACGGGTTTCCCATGCCATTTCCAGCGCTTTCATGGTGAGCCTGCTGTCCGGCGAGAACGACATGGCCCAGCCCACTGGTTTTCTTGCGAACAGGTCGAGAACAACGGCGAGGTACGCCCAGCGCTTACCCGTCCAGATACAGGTCACATCACCGCACCACACCTGATTTGGCTCGGTCACGGCGAACTGCCTTTCAAGGTAGTTAGGGATAGCAACATGTTCATGACTACCACGTTTATACCGGTGAGTCGGCTGCTGACAGCTGACCAGCCCCAGCTCTTTCATGAGCCTGCCAGCAAGCCAGCGTCCCAT